TCCTTTCCTAATTGCTTCTTTACCTTTTTTAAATATGCTAGCCACCTTTGCCTTACCCATAACCTTGGCTCTCTGTTCACCGACCGTAAGAATTTGTATTTTTCTTGCAAAGGGTTTGCTGATTCGTTTAACTTTTGCCACAGTTTTACGAGCATCCGTAGGGGTTGCAAACTTAATTGATACAGTATCTCTAGGATTCTCATCAGTATAAAGTCTCCTCCCAGAACCTTTCGGTTTTTTACCAGTGCCTACTTTAGGATCTCTTCTTGCCATTGATAACTCCCTTTAGCATTTTAGCTTGACCAGCATGTGCTTTAGATGCTTTCTTTAAAGCTTTTACTACCTTTTTGATAGTTCTTTTTTTCTTTAACATTTCCATCTCCTTCTAGCCTGACGTAGACGTGAGTTTGGATCTTTTGCTGCTTTAGGGAATTTTTTCATTTGTCCTAGTGATCTTGCACAGAAAGATTTTCTGCGTTTGGCAGCTTTTGATCCTGGCTTCACTTTTCCAGTCACGGCTGTTTTTAGTTTTGAACCGGGATTCATTCTTCTATAGGCCTTGACACCGGCTCGAGTCATGCCTGCTCCCGCCTTTGTGGGCCTGAAGTTCTTTTTATTTCTAGCTGGCATAGTGCCTTTTGCTAGTTTTTCTCTTGTTTGAAAATCGTTTCTCATTAATCTAACATGCCTTTGTAGTATTTTACATAAGATGGATTTGATAAATTAACACCACCATACTCACCTTTAATACTTCTACCCATGTATTTTTGCATTCTACCACCGGCAAATGCTTTCTTTCTTGTAAATGTTTTTACGTTAGTTGGTTTTGGACCTGTGTTACCGGCTGCTCTTTTTCGTTTGACAGCACTCGCCCTTTCGCCTTTTGTCATCCGTGTGGCTTTGGCAAGTGGCACGCATTTTGGATACTTCCGTTTCGCGTCCGCTTTTTGTTTTGAACGGCCACACTTTGCGAAGGAACCATCTTTTTTTCTGCTCCCAATATCCACCCATTTCTGTTTGAACCATTTATCTAGACCGTTTTTAGCCATTAGGAATTCTTTCCAACAGCTTCTCTATTCATTCCTTTTGTGCAAAGACCACCACCTCTAAGACCTTGTCTTCTTAGTCTTTGAGTTGCTTCTGTTAAACCACCGCCAGCTACTTTTATTCTTCCACCCATTGCAGATGGTTTTCTGCCCCTAAAATCTTTTCTTTTTACTCCAGATGGATCTTTAATTTTACCAGCACAGATTTTAGATGCGTAGGCGTTCGCATATGCGCTAGGATATACCTTAAATTTTCTTTTCGCTGCTGCTTTTCCTCTAGGACATAGTTTTGTCATTATGCTCTCGCTGTTTGTTTTGCTCTTTTAAAGTCAGATGCCTTTGGTGCACCCTTTGCACCTTTCTTTCGCATCTTACCACCACGCTTTCTTTTAGCGTGAATGTTTGCGTATAAACCTTTTCCAGCCATTACGCTTTTTTTCCTTTGTTTTTCATTTTAGCTCCAGCAATTCTATCTGCTTGAGTAGGGTTAGGATTTTTATCTATCCCTGCTTTTACCGATAGCATACCAAAAGCTTTTTTCTTATTTTTTTTCTTGCCGTTTGAGCCTTTGGAATACATGTTTCTTGTCATTCCTCCGCCCATTTTTTTCATACGACCACCACCCATAGCTCCACGTCTATTTGTAGTTTGTGTATTATATCTTGGATTAGCCATTATTTTTTTCCTCCGTTCCTAAATATCTGTGTTCCCTTTATACCAAAAATACTCGCCACGACAAGGATCCACAGGTTTGTAAACCATGACGGTAGTGTAGAGAAATACTCAAAAAATAATTTGACCTTCTCCATCGCTGCCGGATCGTCACTTAGGACTGCCCAGGCCAACACTATAATCGGAGCCGATAAAATTATCAATACAAATTCGTCTTTCCAGTCCGATTGTCTCGCTTCTAACAGCTTACCTTGGTAAGCTTCCTCTCCTCGAGCCATACGTTCTGCATGCATTAATTGTGCATCAGACATAGCCATCTTAGTTTTCTGACGATTAGAATAGATCTTAGCGCCAGCTTGCATTGCAATCTTTGCTAAACTAAACCACGCCATATTAGTACCACTTAGCTTTTCTTTTTTTCTCTGCTAAGATATTTCCTTGACCTTGAACCTCTGCTTCTTGCATTTCAGATGGATCAGTTGTTTCAATCTCTTTTCCACCTTCAACATAACCATCTTTGTTCGTAAACATTTCGTGGTTTAGGCCTTTTTTGTTTTCTTCTGCCATATTAGCTCCTTTTTTTCTTAATCCCGGCTTCTGAAAGTGCAATAGCGATAGCTTGTTTACGGCTTTTCACTTTTTTATCACTTCCACCGATGTTGAGTTTACCTTTTTTAAACTCCTTCATTACTTTTTTAACCTTTTTTTGCTTTTTTGTCGACATTTTTAGTCTCCTTTCTTAATTATTACACTTCCAGAGCCCATATCTTTAGCACTTGGTAGTGTTTTTGATAAAATTGTTTTTTCTATCGAAGTATTTGCTCTTAATTTTGCTAATTCTTCGTTTTGTTCAAGTTTTTCGTCTTGATTTTCTTGATTCATCATTGCTCTCATCTTATCTAAGTTTAATCTCTCCTCACCTTCATCACGTTTTCTTTGATTTTCTTGTGCTTGAAGGTCTAATTCTCTAGATCTTAATTTTGCAATAGGATCATTGTCAAATTGAGATGTAATTTTCTTTTCTTCTTCCATAAATTCACCCATCATGTCAGCAATAAGTTGTGCTTTTCTAGCTTCTATTTTTTCTGCAATCATTTTTGCCTGCACTTGTATTTGTGGGTTCATCGCAACTTGAGGATTTTGTCTCATAGCCATTAATTGTTGCATCTCATCTCTAAACTCTACTTCAACTTGTTCTGTTGCCATTAATGAAATGTGTTCAAAACAATTTTTTTCGAGCGAAGCCATGACTAGTGGATTATTTCTAGCCATGTTAGTTGCCATAAAATTTAAGTGCGAAGTTATATGTGCTCTATGGTCTTGACCAGGGAAAGCTTGGAATGGTTTCCCAGCGAGAGCATCAATGTGCTCTAACGCTGGGTCCTTTGGTGCGGGAATAGGGGGTCGTTTTAAAATCTTATCAATATCTTTTACACCTAAAGCTTCATACATATTTCTGTACGCTTGATATAAATTATGAATCTGTGGATTGGATGTTGCCAGCTGCAGTTCTGACTGTGCGAGGGAAATACGCTGTGTCTGAGAAAATATGTTTGGATCTGCAACTGGCAATATATCTACTCTATCGTCAAAGTCAGATTGTTTAATCATTCTTTGACCACCAACAACATCGTAGGGATATTCTTGTGGTAGATATAACTTAAAAACTCGTGCTAATAATCTAAACTCTTGTTTAAGGGCTGCATAAATTCTTTTGTGAATTGCAGACATTGTTCTGCTTCCTCTTTCCAACAAAGCTACTGTCGTACCCACTGCCGCTTGTTGATTACCCTCACCTACTTGCAGGTCTGCTATTGAAGCGAATCTTTGACCTGCAGATACTACGACGCCCATAAGTTGTAATAAAGTTTGTGATGGTTCCTTAAATGGAAGCATCATAAAAGAATCTCTGATGTTACCACCCGGTGCGTCTACATCTCTAAATTCACCTGGTTGTATAGATTGTGCATCATCTCTTATTCTAATTCCTCTTTGTTTAAATCCTGCCGGTAGGTTTGATAATGTTCCTGCATCTAGTAACTGTCTCAACGCAGAAGTTGCGGTTCTTGACAAGCCACCAATCATGTGTATTAAACCAAAACCATAAAAACCAAGTCCTGGTAAAAATTTAAAGTGTACAAAATAATCTATCTTTTTTCTTAAAGGATCTCCTATTTCATAGTTTCTTTTGATTGATAAAACCTCTCTAGAATTTTCTTCAATAGTTACAACATATGGAAGTTTAATTCCTGTTGGTTCACCCTCTTGGTTCATGTCTTCAAATCCTTCTAGATCTAAATTTACATGACACTCTAATAAATTAAATACGTCTTCGTCTCTGCCTTTGCTTGCACCTTCAAGTTCTCGTTCTTTTCTTTCAACTTCGGTTTCATTAACTGGTCCTGGTTTTAATTCTATGTCTCTATAAAAACCAGCAACTTGTTGTTTTCTTAATTCGTTTTCAGATATTTGTACGCGATGAATGATAGATTCCGCATCATCTAATGAGGTAGCTGTATACGGAACAATCAAATCATCTGCTGGTACAAATTTAGAACAGGCCATTGAAATTGCTTCATCATAGTAAACTTTTTTAAAAGCAG